CCCGGGAGGTTCCGCTATGTTGATTGCCCTGGCTACAACGAAGTCAAGATTGCCTTTCCCAGGAAGGTGGGCAAGATACTTGAGGAGATCAATCCGGATCATATCCACATCGCCACAGAGGGTCCTGTGGGTCTGCGTGTTAGACAATATCTTGACAAACATCATATTAGGTACAATACTGCTTATCATACTAAGTTTCCAGAAGGAATTAGAAAGCTGTTTGGTATTCCTGAAAGTGTTACCTGGCCTCTAATACGCTGGTTCCATAAACATTCAGGTAAAGTATTAACCACCACTGACAGTATGGTTCAACAATTACGTGATAATGGTTTTGATGGAGAAATTATAGCATGGACTCGAGGTGTTGATAGAGATATATTTAAACCAGCAGAACGCAAATCAAATGTTAAATTTAAATTAGTTTGTGTCAGTCGAGTTAGCAAAGAAAAGAACCTAGAAGATTTCTTTAGGTTAGATTATCCTGGAGCCGAAAAGATCATGGTAGGCGGTGGCCCAATGTTAGAAGAGTACCGTAAATCTTATCCAGATATTACTTTTGTAGGTTACAAGACAGGATATGAACTAGCAGAATATTATCAACAGGCTGATGTATTTGTGTTTCCTAGCCGTTGGGAAACATTTGGACTTGTTATGATCGAAGCGATGGCCTGTGGAACTCCGGTTGCGGCGTATCCTTGTCAAGGACCATTGGATGTTGTAGACGAAGGAATTACTGGTTACATGAATGAAAATTTAGTGCAGGCAGTGGCTGCTGCTATAAAACTAGATAGACAACAAGTTTGGCAAGGAAGTCTAAGATGGAGTTGGGAACGAGCATGGGATATCTTTAGAGATAACCTAGTAAAGTAACTCGCCTCACTGGTGGCGTAGAATAGGACAAGTAACCAGTATAGGACCGTTTGGTCCTATTTTTTATAATTTAAACAAATATCGTTTATGTAAGTGTAGTCTTGACTTGTTGTACTGAACAGCAGTAATCACTAGAGCAACCGCCCAAGGTACAACAGTAGAGGCCCAAGGTACTAACCCTGCCCACCAACTAGCCATCAATGGTTCTTTCATTAGCATCAACATTGCCACAGCAAACAACACAAATGATCCTGCAAATACTGTATCTGGCCAACGTTGTAGAATCTTGCTGACCATAGTAGCACCAAATAGAATAATTGGCACACTGATTAGTAAGCCAGCAATAACTAAAACAAAACTTCCGTTAGCGGCTGCGGCAATACCTAGTGCGTTGTCTATGCCCATAACAGCATCGGCAACTACAATAGTGCTGATAGCACCCCAGAAGGTGTCTTTGGCTTCAATATTGTGTTCATCGTGATTGAATACCAGTTTCCAACCAATCCATATCAATGCCGCTGCTCCTACAGCACGTAGCCCTGGAATCATCAACAAGTAGGTCAATGCTGCAACTGATACAAACCGTATGGCGATTGCACCAAAGGTACCCCAGAAGATTGCTTTCTTGCGTAGGTCTTCGGGTAGTTTATTAGCCGCCATTCCGATAACCAGTGCGTTATCCCCGGCTAGTACGATGTCTATCAAAACGATAGCGAGAAATGCCCATAGGGCTTGAAGTGTGAAGAGTTCCATAATTTTTCCTTAAAAAGTTATGGTCTCACATCTTAGTCTGCATACCGGGCGTTAGCCGTGTTGACGATATGTAGAGCCTTTCTAGGCTAGTTACTCCCCAAATGTATTTATAAGTTTTTTTATACCATGTAAATTTTTATAAGTCAACACAGCATCGCTCATTGAATTTACGCTATCGAGAATTTTTTTATTCCAAACTTGTTTTAACGGCATCACATTTACATGAACGAAGAATAAACTAGTTTCGTTATCTATTTTTGCTGTGGTCTGTGTTTCAAAACGGAAATACAAATCATCTATATTTGTAGGAATAATTTCTTTTTTATTATCGGGATGATTACTAAGATCTGGATTTATTGTAATAGACCATACCCAACGACGAAAGCTAGGCTGTTCACACATGACTCTTGAAATACCAGGACTGGCCTTTACCAACAGTTCGCTATCGGCAACAGGTTTATGTATGTCTCCTAATTGCATACCTATTCGTTCACTGGGTTTGAATCCGCTAGGAAAACAAAAACAAATTGCAGCTAATTTACCTTTGTGCATCACTGCTACATCTTCTTCTAACATAAGAGCAAGGTCTATGATATGATCTGTATACACATTACAGTATTCAGCAGATTTTTTAACTACGTGTTCGATTCTTGGTTCTTGAGCCCAAAGATCTGCGCTGTATTTTTCTAATTCAATTTTTTTCTGTTTGATTATTTCTTGGTTGGGATGAGATATGAAAACAGGTCCTGTATTGCGAATCATATTAGGACCTGTTGTGTAAGGAACTTTTACGAAATCAGTCTGCATGTCTAGTAATATAATTTACTCGCATTTTCTTTGGATGGAAATATTCCTGCACTACCTGTTTGGCTGTTTCTTGATTAAAAGGTTTGCAACTAAACACATCAAAATAGGCTGTGCCATCTAGTTCCATAAAATGACCACAGATATTTGACGTTGTGATCAACTGCATAAGACTGTAGCCTTGTTTAGGATCTCCGGGAAGGAGATATTCAATCACAGGTTCTCCGTGTGCGACCATGTCTATGCGTTCTACTAGATCTTTGATAAACTGATATATGTTATCTCTGCTTGAAATTTCTTCGATTTCACAACCTGAACAGTCTAACATCAAATGATAACCCCAATACATTTCTATCTCCTTTGTACAGGGTTATTTATTAAACTAGCAGTTTATCGATCTACAATAATATCGTAGACTTCTCGCCAATTTTTAACTACAGGAATATCAGGATTATCGAAGTCTAGACTATGACCGTGTTCCATCAAGATACTTTTGAGTCCTAGATTGTGACCTACCTCACAGTTGATTTTCTTGTCCTCGATCCAATAATACCCAGAGTCGCGATAAGGTTCTAAAGCTTCGTCTTTGTCTGCTCCTGTGTCTAAGAACACAAACTTTTCAAAAGCAGTCTTACCAAAAAGTTTTTGTAGGTTCATCTTGCGCAGAGCCTGTGCATTTTCATCCTTGCTCAAACTAGTGATAGCATGAAACACAAACCCGTGTTCTTCATGTAATCGTTTAATATAATACATTGCATCACGCAAGGGAGGCAGGAATCCAATGGCTGCACTTTCATTGAAGATGCGTATGAGTTTTTTGGCTTGATCTTTTTCGATGCCGTATCTAGTGCCCATATCGTATTTGAACTGTGAGCCTTCTTGTTTATTGAAGCCGTGCTGTAGCATCCAAACATCAAAGGCATATTCCCAATCTAATGCCACGCCGTCTATGTCTGTGAGTATGATTTTGGTTTTCATAATCGTATTATATACGCATTTAATAATTTTGTCAACCTATGCTGTACCGCCATAAATAATGAGCAAATTAGGAGAATCCAAAATGGAATCAACACACCCACAGACAGTTAGAAAATTGAAAGCCTATCAAATACAAAAAGATTGGGCTACCAATGATAGATGGAATGGGGTTAAAAGACCTTATACAGCAGAGGATGTAGTGAATCTACAAGGTTCACAAGTTTATCCAGATCAATTCGCTGTCGACCAAGCCAATAAATTATGGAATTTATTGAACACAGAATCTTACGTAAACACCCTGGGCGCATTGACAGGTATGCAGGCCCTACAGCAGGTCAAAGCAGGACTCAAAGCCATATACCTTTCCGGATGGCAGGTAGCAGGTGATGCTAATCTAGCAGGTGAAATGTATCCCGATCAATCACTGTATCCCGCTGATTCAGTGCCTGCAGTAGTAAATAAAATCAATAATACATTCCGCAGAGCAGATCAGATACAGTGGATGGAAGGAGTAGGAGATAGAGATTTCTTCGCTCCTATTGTTGCTGATGCTGAAGCTGGATTTGGTGGAGTGTTAAATGCTTTTGAACTAATGAAGGCCATGATCCGTGCGGGCGCCGCAGGAGTTCATTTTGAAGATCAATTAGCGTCCGTGAAGAAATGTGGACATATGGGAGGAAAAGTTCTTGTACCAACCAGAGAAGCAGTCAATAAACTTGTTGCCGCTCGTCTCGCTGCTGATGTTATGGGAGTTCCTACTCTTGTTATTGCTAGAACGGATGCCGAAGCCGGTGATCTTATTACTTCAGATGTTGATAGCAATGACATTCCTTTTCTTACTGGTGAAAGAACTGTGGAGGGTTTCTATCGAACCCGAGCAGGATTCGATCAAGCAGTCAGCAGAGCCCTTGCCTACGCACCCTACGCAGATCTCGTATGGTGTGAAACAGGGAAACCCGACCTTGATTTCGCAAGAAGATTCGCAGAAGCAATCCATAAAGAGTTTCCGGGCAAAATGCTAGCCTATAACTGCTCGCCTTCGTTTAACTGGAAGAAGAATCTCGACGACGCAACGATTGCCAAGTTCCAGCGCGAACTAGGTGCAATGGGCTACAAATTCCAATTTATTACCTTAGCAGGATTCCATAATCTCAACAATGGTATGTTTGAATTGGCGCATGGTTATGCTCGTGAAGGTATGACAGCATTCGTTGAGTTACAAGAGCGTGAGTTCTCTAATGCTGCTCGAGGATTTGAAGCAGTCAAACATCAACGTGAAGTTGGTACAGGCTACTTCGACCGGGTTACTACTACTATTGAAGCAGACTCATCTACGCAGGCCTTAAAAGGCAGCACAGAGGAAGAACAATTTCATTAAAATGATAGTTTATATTCACGGAGCGAGTGCGACAGCAGAAAGTTTTACGCACATTAGGCATTATGTCAGAGATGAGTTTGAAGAACCTGACATAATGCTTGAATATAAAAGTGACGACGGATTCACACATAATTTATCTGAGATGAAAGGTAAATTAGATGGTGCTGAACGGTTATTCTTTATCAGTCATAGTCTCGGTGGGATATATGCTTTACACCTAGCCGATCATTATAAGGATACTACACGCGGTGGTGTTAGTTTAAGTACTCCGTATGGCGGAAGCAAGGAAGCAGACTTCGCCCGATATTTCCTTCCATTTAATCGTTTAATGAAAGACATCGGAACAGCTAGTCATCCGATGATCGGGGCTAGAGAATTGCCAGCTCCGCCAAATTGGACTCAGATTATTTCCACTGTTGGTCAAAGTCCTTGGATACATGATGATAACGACGGAGTGGTAACATTGGAAAGTATGCGCTATCGAAAAGACTTTGAACAGATCGAAGTGCCGCTGAATCACTATGAAATCGTTATCAGTGATAAAGTAGTTGACATAATTTTAGATAGAATAAAGCGTTCATTATAGAGGATTTTAAATTGTTAGAAACTATTCAGGAAATTACTAATCAATGATAGAATTTATATATACCTTGGTGATGGTACAAATCACTATAGCATGTGTCACACTTTACTTACATAGAAGCCAAACACATAGAGCTGTGCAATTCCACCCTGCGGTCAACCACTTTATGAGATTTTGGCTGTGGCTGACAACCGGCATGGTCACAAAACAGTGGGTGGCCATACATCGCAAACATCACCAGGCTGCGGACACCGAACAGGATCCGCACTCACCTAAGATCTATGGGATACGACGTGTACTGTTTGGTGGTGCATTCTTATATAATACTGCGAGTAAAAACAAACTAATGGTAGAACAGCTGGGTCAAGGCACACCCAATGACTGGATTGAAGAGAATTTGTATACCCCACATAGTCGCCTAGGGATTCTTTTAATGTTGATCATAGATCTTGTTCTTTTTGGCCCTGTGGGACTTTTAGTGTGGGGTATACAAATGATATGGATTCCATTTTTTGCAGCAGGTGTTATAAATGGTCTGGGTCATTGGTGGGGATATCGCAATACTGATACCAAAGATACCAGTCGTAATCTCTTACCTTGGGCATTTTGGATAGGTGGAGAGGAACTACATAACAATCATCATGCAGACGGTGCTTCGGCTAAATTCAGTCAAAAATGGTGGGAGTTCGATATAGGCTGGCAATATATCAAGATACTTAGATTCTTTAAGTTAGCCAAAGTTAGATAACAAAAAGCCCCCTTCCGGGGGCTTTTTATTTCATAGTCTAATGCTCTATGAGCTTATATTATTTCTTAGATGCACCATTATTGACAAAAGCGTACATCTTTTCTGCAGCTTCAAGAACTTTGTCTAAACCTGGAAACTCAGGCATATCAACTTTAGATACGATCTGACCGGTTTTTTCATCGCGCTTAGTTGACATTTCCCAACCTTGCCACTTATAGCTGAACTCTTGTCCAACGATATCTTTGGCCATGTCAAGAATTTCTGTACGAATTTCGTAGCCGTTCTTGTTAAATTTGACTTCAGGTGCTTTAATTTCTGGTAAGTTTAATCCATTATTTGACATAATTTTCTCCTTGTGTGTGTATGTCTATACTGCTGTTATTTCGCGGGTGCGAAATTCTTTACAAAAAGCTGGCTCATAAGTAATACATTGTTAGCAGAAGTTTTTAAAAAAGCTGTCTGCGCATCAATGACTTCGATGATACCTGCTTTGATTTTTTCATCAACTACGAATTTGTTGACGATCTGTTTTTTAGCGTTTTGAACGCCGTCGATAAAATATTCTGGTGTAAACATCTACTTCTCCTTTGTGTGTGTTTGTGTATTATATATCTTTTGTCAAAAATAATCAACGATTTTGTGATTTTTTTGCCGGCGAATTTAACCATTCCCATTCTTCGTCAGTGACTGGCCACCATTGTGTATCCGTCATTTAAAATCTCCTGTCCTGTTCTATGAGTTCTATGAATTTCTGGCAATCTTCCCAATCTTCGAAATTCCTGATCAATTTGTATCTATAGGGCGTGATAGATTTAACCCAAATATCATCTTCACTGAATTGAGCTACTTCTGTGATATACCCCCATTGATTACGCCAGGGACCCCATTGTTGGTAAGGTACTTCTTTAAAATTCATCGTCGATTCATCAGTGCTCGAGCTTCTGCATACATTCCGCGACGCGATAGTTCAGCTGCTGCTCTAGCACGACACATCGAATCGGCTAGATCCATTAAATAGTTCCATATTTTTTTCATAATTTTATTTTTCCTTGTAAGAAATACCTTCTCTCGAATTCCTCAGTAAGGCGTTCGACTTCTGCTACAGATTGTGGTTTGTGGGAAGTGATATAGCGATCCAATTCGCTACAAAAGGCGCACTGGTTGAACCAGCGTTTGATATCGTGTATAATCTGTGTGACCATGACGTACTCTCTGTGTATCAGTATTTATACTGAGATGTTGCAAACGCACATAAAATAGACATTTTATATAGAATTAGAAATCGAGTAAATACTAGACCAGGAAAGGGCCTATGAAACTACGTACTAGATCAATACTGCAAGAACTCAACGAAATAGCTGAAGTAAGAAACACTGATCAGCTGATAGAAAGCAGGGCTACTAATATAATCAATTCTGCGATAAATCTGCTGGAAAGTATACACAAAAATTATGATGCAGAGCAGGCAGATGAACTTGAGCGTAGATTGATCAACGCCATACGAGGACAAGATCCTAGTAAATTTACACGCGGTGTCCGCAAGATCGCAGAATCTCGAAAAGCCAAAAGAAAACTAGATGAAAGCAATGACTAAATTATTAGAAGGCGGCAATGTATTCAAAGGGCCCGATAAACAACCCTTGACACAACGTATCGCTACAGCAGATGTAGAAGAAACAGTCGCCTATATCGAAAAAATCACAGGCCTAGACTTTACCAAAGAAAAAGATCTAGACGATAAAAAACCAGTTAAATGGCTAGGAACCACTGGTCGTAAAGAAGATCCAGATGGTACGTTTGAAAAGAACAGTTCAGGCGATCTCGACCTCAGTGTAGATGCTAACGAAGTAGATAAAAAAACATTTGCAGATAAACTAATTTCCCAGTTCGGTAAAGAAAATGTCAAACTTAGCGGAGATAATGTACATTGGAAGGTACCTATCAAGGGTGATCCCTCTAATGGATTTGTGCAGTCAGATTTTATGTTTTCAGCCAACCCTAAATTCCAACAGGGATCAATGATCGGCGGCCAGGGCGAGTTCCGCGGCGAACATCGTCATATCTTACTAAGCAGTATTGCCAGAGCCAGGGGAATGAAATATAGCCCTAAGCATGGACTGTTGAATCCGCAAACTGATGAGCTTCTACCTAACGGTAACGATTGGAATACTATTGCTAAAGAACTGTTAGGACAATCGTCTACAGTCAAAGACATACGATCAGTTGATAGTATTTTAAATTACATTAAAAAATTACCTAACTATGAAGAACTGATTGCCGGTGCTAGAGAAACATTAGGTAAACAAGGGATCGAACTACCTAAAAACGAAGCTTTAGAAAGCTATCAGCCAGGTAGTATAGGTTGGATGCGTCAAATAATAGACATAGTAAAATGAGATTCTGGGAAATACTAACTGAAGCCGAAGCTCCTGCCCCTAAGAAGGTAGGCAGAGAATTCAACCACCTTGAGGATCTTGTGTTCACAGAACCCAAGGGAGCTCAGCATGCTATAGAAATACTCAAAGGTCTAGCTAGCCCTGAAACTAAGATTTCAATCAAGTGGGACGGAAATCCCACGGTCTACTGGGGTAGAGACGACGACGGCACATTCCGTATGGTAGGCAAGAACAACTGGGGACGTGAAGAAGGTAAATCATCTAGTCCAGAAGAACTTAAATCCTTTATCATGAGTCGCGGTAAGGGCGAAGACTGGCGTGAAAAGTTTGCGTCGGACATGGCTAGTCTATGGCCAGTGTTTGAACGTGCTACTCCAAAAGATTTCAGAGGTTATGTCTATGGAGATATCTTGTTTCACCCAGGCAAGCCCTACGAAGGTGCGAACGGATCTATGTCATTTACACCTAATCAAACCACATACTCTGTCAAAGGTAATTCAGAAGTAGGTCGTAGAATAGCTAAGAGCAAGATAGCAGTGGCCGCACACAAAGTATTCAGTTATTTTGGAGATAAAAGCGGTGAGGACTTTGACAGCCCAGACATTTTCAGCAGCAATCCTGAATTAGTAGTGTTTGGTCAAACCTATACCAGTCATAGACCGGCAGTGAATGCTGATAATCTCACAGCTATCACTAAAGTGGCCAACAGCAGTCAATCTAAGATAGATCAGTTTTTAGCGCCTATTCCGGGACTCAGTGACCTACAGGCTATAATCTATACCTACGTAAATCAACGTAGCCGAGAAAAGCAATTAGATAACATAGATTCTGACGATTTCTTTAATTGGTTGAAGACCAGCAAAGTCAGTCCATCTAAGCAACAGAAGATTGTCAGCCACTCCCAGATATCTGCGATGGGAGATTTATTCTTCCTAGTCAAAGAACTCATGAAGGCGAAGAATGAAGTTATCCGAGAGCTAGATCAGGCCGAAGGAGATATCACAGCTACTACGGGAGGTAAGCCTGGCGGTGAAGGGTATGTCAGCGGCAAGGACTCTGTCAAGTTAGTGCCTAGAGATCGTTGGACACCATTTAAAGCCGATTAAACAGCTAATCCTCTTGTTTTTTCTTCCAAAATATAAATACTAATGCCGGTCCCGGAGCGGGACTGAGATATTAGAGATAAGGAGAAAATATCATGGCATCAGTAACAAGAGTAAATGGCGTAGGATACGCACACGCTACCGCATTCAGCGTAGCACAATTAAAAGCGTTTGAAATTGACGCAATCGTATCATTAGCATCAAAAGGAACATTGGGTTCAACAATCGAAGCGATTGTACAAGAGTTTCAACCTCTAATGTACATTTCTTCAGGTACAGCAGGTAAGATCGCAATGATCGTTGATGGACACGGAGTTGATGCAACTTCTATGCAGGTTCGTTTACAAGCATTGGGAACTGTTGATTCTATCAACTTGTCAAGCGCAACAGTTACAGAGCGTAACCTAGCAACATTTGACTTTACCTAATCAGTAGTTTCTCAGGGATGGGAAGCAAGGGCGGAATTTATTTCCGCTCTTTTTTTATCTCTGTAAATAGTAGCATATTATGGAACGCTACAAGATTATCTCTCTAGTCGATATAACCAGAAATGGATCATCGAGATCAGAAACTGATCCAATCAAGATCGGACAGCAGTCTAATTTCAACACACTGATACAGACCATAGGACTCAGAGCTAATATAGATTGGAGTTTCGATCCACAGCAATTTGACGGGAGACTACCAGATCCCCTAGACGGCGCAGCCACATACTGGATATGGGAGTTTGTCACTGAACGGGATCAAGTGTTTCAAAAAAATTCTGATCCTGTGGGTCTATTAGTTGACGACCTCGATGGTGTTCCTGTGGTTGACCGACTAAATAACACAGTGGATCTGACACCTGCGGTATTTCGATCCAAAATCGACAACACGAACATCTGGATCACTAAAATCAATTAGTGAAGATAAATAATGTTATCAAGGCAAACCATTAGGCATTCAATCATACATTAGGCACATGGCTCGGAGCGAGCACTTGACTTATAACATTGGAGATGAGCCAAATGGCTACAGTAGCAGAACGTATTGGAATAGTAGAAACGCAGGTAGTAAATCTTGATGAGAAGCTGGACGAACTCAAGATTGATGTCAAGGACATGCACGATTGTCTAGACAAGACCCGTGATAGCCTAACAATCAAACTAGATCAGATGTATTCAGCCTCCTGTACACAGCATTCAGAGTTAGCTACTAAGATCAGTGAATTAGAAAAAAGCAAAAACAAAATCACGATGTATGGTATGATAGGTATGGCATTCATAGCCGGCCTAGGTTGGACTGGACAGTTAAATATACCAACTATACTCAAGTTTTTTGGAGTATAAAATAACCCTACTTAAATAAAGGACCATAGGTCCTTTTTTTATGACAGATATTTCCCGACGGATAGCTCAAGTAGTAGATTCGTCACAGAGAAAACTAGCCCAAAACGGTATTATATTACCCGTAAAAACTCCAGAGGGGATTTTAGTAGGTGATGTGCTGATTGAAAATGTTGGAGTTTTGAAATATCTTTATAAAAATCAAGAACTGATCTATAAAGAAATACACTTAAATGTAGCGGCTATCAAGATGGCCAATATACTAGCGAGATCTCGCACCGACATAAAAGTCGACGAAATATACAGGGCAGATCAAGAATACGGAAAATGGTACACTGACAGCCAGCTACACAAGTTCAATCATGATTCATCTCGCAAAAAGAGAGACCACGATCGGGCTGATATGCTATGGTCTAGATACTGCGAGAGCAGGGACAGGGCATTACAGGCTAAAAAAATAGTGGAAAGTCTTTGCGCAGGTTGAATAAATACACTATCATTCTGGAACACACTTATGAAAACAACAGATATATTCCAAATCAATAGAAGCAGCCGCAGGCTCAATGAAAGCCTAGAAAAAACATTCGGTAAAAAGCTGAATCTAGAAAATTTCGATCTGCATCAATTACAAGATGCTAGAAACAAGCTGAGAACACAGATCAGTCAGGTCCGAGCTCAAAGCGGTTTCAATGAAACCATTGAAAACGATGCTCTGACACAGGCACAGTTCATGCTAGATGCTATCAATGCAGAAATTTTACAGAGAGAAGAATTCGCTGTTGAATCGGAAGATATAGAGTTCACAGAACCAGTAGAACAGTCACAAGGAGAAGAAATGACTAGAGTTACAGAAGGAGAGATCCAGCAAGCCAGTGCGATCGTTTCCGCAAAAACCATGGTAGATAGAGTCGGCCGTTGGATTGAAGAATTATCCGGTATGGAGAACGACACACTGCTTCAGCTAGGTGATCAAATCCGTGACGAGATGGGACAAGAACAGGCCAAGAGTTTTATTTCAGCAGTAGCTCCTGCGATTCAACAGGCTCTGGAAAATCTAAAACAGACCAGAGAAACATTAGCTACAGGTGTAAGAACACTAACAGGCGAAGAACAAGGTGCAGAGATGTTGGGTGCTGAACCCGAAGCTCCTGCGGGCGACGAGGGAGATCTAGGTGCTGCAGAACCTGATATGATGAACACTGGCGATGACCTCGGAGGCGATGAATTTGCCGCAGCAGAACCAGCAGCTGGTGGTGGCGAAGCAGCAGGTCGTGAACAGAGAGAAAGTATCAACTACGAAAGTAGATTATTAAAAGTTTTAGCAGGATGAAATTAGAAAGTTTCCTCTCTACAGAGGAATTTTTAAAAATAAGAGAACTAGCACCCATGCCGGCACCGGGTGCAGTTCCTGCTCCTGCAGCAGCCGCCGGCACTCCCGCTGCAGACCCAGCAGCCATGGCTAAGATGGCTGCGGCTCAGGCTAAGGATATGCAGGACAGAAAGAAAGCTCTACAAGATCAGATTTCACAAACTGAAAAGCAATTAGTGGATCTTAGAAAACAGTTGGCGGAACTAAGATGAGATTTTTTGAATTCACCGGTGACGATACCGGAGACAGATTAGTTATGATTCTTAGAAACTATATCGGTCGCGCAGCCTCAAAAAAATCCTCAGCTAAGTTAAATTGGAGTGGATTAGATAAAATATTATCCACGAACGGGTTTGAGTTGGCCGCTGACTATGAAACATTTAAAGCTATCTATGACGGAAGTCCTACCATACAGGCGCTGGTGAAAAACTTCAATGCTGATGGAATTGAATTAAATGTACCCGGAGCAGAAGAGCCCGGTGACGCTACAGAACCTACACCAAATGGCGGCAAAGACAGCGAGGAAGCCATAGCCAAAATGGCAGCATCAGCAGCGCCAGCTCAAGTAGCCCAAAATCAAACTACTCCCCAGATTTGACAACAACAAAGTTTTAGTGTAATATATACGCTATGACTAATAATCTACAACTAAATCCTCCTCCGTTCGTTGAGAAGTTCCAATATAAACCCTGTCAACAGATCAATGATCCTGTGACTAAAAAACGAGTGTACCTAACACCGGATGGTGAGAGTCTTCCTAGCGTTACTACTATTCTCAGTGCCACTAAAGATATGACCGCACTCAATGAATGGAAGAAACGTGTTGGAGAAGAAAAAGCCAGACAGATAACCACAGAGGCTGCAGGAGTGGGTACAGCCATGCATAGTAATCTAGAGAGATTTATTGCTGGTATGCAACGCCAACCGGGAAATAATCCTGTACACGTTCAAGCCAATAAAATGGCCGATGTTATCATTGATCAAGGACTACGAGATATCAACGAAGTATGGGCAATGGAACAGAGCTTGTATTTTCCAGGGCTTTACTCAGGAACCACTGACTTGGTAGCTGTTTACAAAGACAATCCTTCAGTTTGCGATTATAAGCAGACTAATAAGCCCAAGAAAGAAGAATGGGTTGAAGATTATAAAATCCAATTGATTGCTTATATATTAGCACATAATGAAGTCTACGGCACAGACATCCGCGAAGGGCATGTGTTTATGTGTTCTAGAGCCTTTGAATACCAACAGTTTGACCTATGGCCTTCGGATTTTAACAAGTACCAGGACATGTGGCTCAATAAGGTAGAGGAATACTACAACAGCCTAAGATAAATACTCTATAAAGCATAGAGGACATCACAGTGGCTGTAATTCAAATTTCCAAAATCCAGGTAAGACGAGGACAAAAACTTTCAGGTATTGGCGTTCCACAGCTAAGTTCAGCTGAATTTGCATGGGCAGTCGACTCGCAGGAATTATTCATCGGTAATGGTTCTGTAGCAGAAGGTGCTCCCTATGTTGGCAATACAAAAATTCTAACAGAACACGACAATATTTTAGAATTAGCCTCTAGCTATACCTTCGCCGGGGAAGATCCGACTATTAGTCTCAGTGTACCTCGTAGTTTACAGAGCAAATTAGACGAGTATGTATCAGTGATAGATTTCGGAGCCATCGGTGACGGTAGCTCAGATAACATAGAGTTTTTTCAAAATGCTGTTGATCAGTTATTTAAAAATCAAGATACTAGTTTTAAAAAGACTTTAATGATTCCGAACGGAACATATCTATTGTCTTCAGGAGATTTAAAAATTCCTAGCACAGCGTTGATACGAGGCGAGACACAAAATGGTGCGATCATCGATATTGGTGCTAATAATATAGTATTTGTAACCGAAGACGGTGAGGAAGTTGGGGCCTTTACAGGGACAAACAGACCGGTAGATATTAAAATCGGAAATCTCACTATCAGAAGAACCACAGGTCAGACAGTGATTACCGGCGTCGCTGATTCAAATTTCGAAGGTGTAAGATTTCTCGGGGGATATGAATTAGGTGACACAGTTTCAGACATAACTATTGAGCCCGCTTCAGTATTTTGGGAAAATGGCCTAGCAGACATCAAAGTCACTAATGTAACTTTCAAAGATTGTATCTTTGAATCTGTTTCTTTAGGTGTAAGATCTGATCAAGTAGTAGTAGATTCTAGTGCATTACCTACCTATGATACATTTGTAAATTTTGATAGTTGTAGATTCTTTGTCAACCATACTGGTATACTGATCAACGGAGTCAACAATCAAGGCAATAAATGGAAGATCATCAACAGCGATTTTGAAGAAATCGCCCAAAGAGCCTTTAGAGCTGACTACGGTATCGGCACATTGATTTCTAAATCTAGATTTACCAACTGCGGAAACAACACAAACTCTGCTAACAATCCAGTCACAGAAATCATCAGCTTCGGTCAGAACAAAGGCAACACTGTAACAGATTGTATCAGCAATCGACATCAGATCGCGGGATTCACTGCGGTAAACACCAAAGCAGGCATCGGTGAAGTAGAAAATGCTGGTCGGGTCAGTTTTTTAGATTTAAACTACTCCGACATTTACACATCAAATAGTTTTAGACCTCTTAGCGTATTTTCTGCGTTGAGCAGATATATTATAGTGGACTATACTCTATCATTAGGTGTGCATACTCGTAAAGGCCAATTAGAAATAACTATAGATGAGGATTTTGAACACGCTTCAATATCTGACAGCTATAGTTATTCACCCGAACTTATAACATCATCTGGAGGTCAACGCATGACAAATTTTGAATTTAACGTATCTCTTCGCGACAACGACGGAGAAAGTGGAATAGATACCCTTGTGCTGACCTATCAAAACCCTCTAGCTACTGGAACCACAGGCACGATTCAATATCTAGTGTCTTACGGTGTTTGATCTCCACGGCACAGAGAGATTAGCAGCTTGGCGACAGTTTAGAGATAGTTTAAAAGACAGTAGTAGTCCTCTCGAATCTGTAGCTGAGTTTTGGAGCCATGCTCCTTTTGTAAATCTCTATCTCAACCCAACCGATCCAAAATCTTGGCCCGACCCATGGCATCTAGTATTGGATTTGAAATTAGACGATCTTGCTATCTGTCTAGGAATGCTGTATACTCTTAAATTAAATGTTCGGTTTATGGACTATGAATGCGAGATACATATGTCTATGCGTCCTCAAGATCGTGATCCTAAATTCTTTTTAGTAGTAGATAACTCAGTGTTAAATTACGAACCAAAGAGAGTGCATCCTGTTTCAGTACTCAAAGACCACTCGACTAACATAATTTGGCAGGGCAGGCAGTTACCATAAATACCTAATAGAAGAGAAAGCAATGACGATAACAGTAATAAAAAGAAACGGAGACAGGGAGCCACTACACATTGACAAGTGGCAGGCGCAGGTAGCAAAAGTCTGTGCCGGAATAGCAGATGTCAGTCAGTCAATGATAGAAATCAAAGCCCAGCCACATTTCTACGACGGTATTACTACTCGAGAAATAGATGGAATAACTCTAAGAGCCATCGTCGATCTTATTGATGTAGAATCCAACCCTGATATAGGTCATACCAACTATCAGTTTGTTGCAGGTAAACAACGAGTCAGCATGTTGCGAAAGGATGTTTACGGTAGTTATGAACCTCCTCATCTTTATAAAATCGTTAAACAGAATGTAGAAGTTGGTCTATATACTCCTGAACTTCTTGAATGGTACACCGAAGATGATTGGAATCGAATGAATGACATGTTAGATCATGAGAAAGACGAAACCTATTCATATGCGGCAATCGAACAACTGATTGAAAAATATCTAGTAAAGAATCGTGCTACAAAGGAAATATATGAAACACCACAAATTCGTTATATGGTTGCTGCCGCGACTGTATTTCATAAAGAAGAACCTGGATCGGCCCGTATGCGTTACATCAAAGAGTACTACAACTGTGCTTCAGATGGTCTGTTTACTCTTGCTACACCTGTGTTGGCTGGGCTCGGGACTCCTACTAAACAGTTTAGTAGTTGTGTTCTTATCCGCAGTGACGACGATCTGGATAGCATATTTGCTTCTGGTGAGATGATGGCCAAGTATGCCAGCAAACGTGCAGGCATTGGCTTGGAGATTGGAAGACTGCGTTCATTAGGATCACCCATCCGGGGCGGAGAAATCATGCACACTGGGATGATCCCATTCCTAAAGAAATGGTTTGGTGATCTGCGTTCATGCTCACAAGGCGGAATCCGTAATGCTTCAGCTACGGTATTCTATCCCATATGGCATCATCAGTTTGATGATCTCATTGTCCTTAAAAATAATCAAGGCACGGAAGAATCTCGAGTTCGACACATGGATTATGGAGTAGTATTAAATGCCATGTTCTGGAGACGGTTTAAGAACAAAGAAAATATCACATTCTTTGATCCCAACGAAGTGCCCGATTTGTACGAAGCATTCTACAAAGATACTGATTTATTTGAAGAATTATATTTAAAATATGAAAAAAAAGCAGGACTGAGAAAGAAAACTATGACTGCTGAAGAAGTATTCAAGGGTGGTATACTGAAGGAGCGCACAGACACAGGTCGAATATATCTTGTATTCATTGATAATGTAATGAATCAGGGACCGTTTGATCCTGACTACCACACGATTTATCAAAGTAACTTGTGTTGTGAGATACTATTACCCACACGTCCATTTAAGAGATTAGACGATGCTGATGGTCGCATAGCGTTATGTACACTAGGATCTCTCAACTGGGGAGCGTTCCGGAACCCAGAGGATATGCGTAGAGCCGCAAGGATTCTACAGCGTAGCCTGTGTAACATCCTTGACTACCAAGATTTCTTATCGATACAGAGCAAGTTATCTAACGATGAGATACAGCCTCTTGGTATTGGTGTAACTAATCTTGCTTATTGGCATGCTAAGAGGGGTCTAAAATATGGCGACAGAGATGCGTTGGCGGAAGTTAAAACTTGGATGGAACATCAGGCCTTTTATCTTACAGAAGCCACAGTTGAGCTTGCCAAGGAAAGAGGTAAATGCCTAGAATCAGATCGTACAAGATACGGTCAAGGAATATTTCCCTGGGAACTGAGAGCGCAAGGAGTCAATGAACTCACAGACTTTAAACCAGAACTTGATTGGGAATCTCTAAGAGATCAGATGAAACAACACGGTGTTCGTAATGCCACATTGATGGCCATTGCCCCTGTTGAGTCAAGCTCTGTGGTTATCAATTCTACCAACGGTATCGAATTGCCAATGAGTTTAATTTCGACCAAAGAATCCAAAGCGGGTTCGTTCACGCAGGTCGTTCCTGAATATCACAAACTTAAAAACAAATATCAACTGATGTGGGATCAAACTGATTGTTCGGGATATCTTAAAACTGCCGCAGTACTGGCTGTTTACGTAGATCAAAGTATTTCAACTAATACATTCTATAATCCTGCCCACTATCCGGACCGTAAAGTTCCTACAACATTGATCGCCACAAATTTAATGCAGGCACATGTGTGGGGTCTTAAAACTTTTTATTACAGCCTGATCAACAAGGCAGGAGCCAAGATGCAGGAACTTACTCCCGAAGTTCACTATAATGGGTTCCATAATGAAAGAGAAGTAATCGTAGAAGAAGACTGTGAGGCCTGTAAATTATGAAAACACTTAGAGAATATATCGAGTTGATTTCAGAATCTACTACAGTAGATGACGAATGGTTCAAGGACGGTGCTTTCAAAACTTTTAAAAAGCCAGCCAAAGAAAAGTATGAAATTGCCAAAGAACCCGGAACAGTTGATACACTAGAAGGCCCAGTTCGATATGAAGCAGGACATTATATCATGACAGGCCCAAAAGGCGAGAGGTATCCTATCACTCCAGAGAAGTTTAACAATCTCAAAGACGATCAAGGAAACGGTATCGCTACACCTAAGAAGATTCCAAAGATAGCGAAACTTGCAGATCATGACGGTATGCTACGCACATCGTGGGGTGATCTGAACTATACCAAAGGCAACGATTACATTGTACGGCATGGCGAGGGCGACTACGGCGCAGTAAAGAAAGACATATTTCAACAAACATACGACACAACAAATGAGTAAACAACAATACAATTTAAAACATGACACTAACTATCTCAATCGTAAGATGTTTCTAGATCCTCAGGGTCCAGTAACCATTCAACGATTCGAAGAAGTCAAATATAATAAACTAGCAGGGTTTGAAACTACAGCTCGGGGTTTCTTCTGGGTTCCGGAAGAAGTGTCGCTGACCAAAGATGCTCAAGATTTTAAAAATTCCAGCGATGCCGTTAGACATATTTTTACCAGCAATCTTTTAAGACAGACAGCTCTAGACAGCCTGCAAGGTCGCGCACCGAGCCAGGTGTTTACCCCGGTGGTCAGTCTTCCTGAACTTGAAGCTTTAATCTACAACTGGACGTTCTTTGAAACTAATATACACAGCAGATCGTACAGCCATATCATCCGCAATATCTACAATGTTCCCAAAGACGTGTTTAACACTATCCACGACACACAAGAAATTGTAGACATGGCATCTAGTATCGGCAAATACTATGATCAATTACACACCATCAACTGCCGCAAAGAACTCGGTGAAACTATTACCGAAGAAGAACACATCAAAGCCATATGGTTAGCTCTAAACGCCAGTTATGGGCTTGAGGCATTCCGATTTATGGTATCATTTGCTACAAGCCTGGCAATGGTAGAGAATAAGATCTTTATTGGTAATGGTAACATCATCAGTTTGATTCTACAAGACGAACTACTACACAAAGGTTGGACTGCTTGGATTATCAATCAAGTGGTCAAAGAAGATCCAAGATTCGCCCGAGCCAAAGATCAATGTGAAGCAGAAGTATATCAGATGTACATGGATGTCATCGCAGAAGAAAAATCTTGGGCTGATTACCTATTCAAGAAAGGTCCTGTGATCGGACTGAATGCTAATATACTTAGAGATTTTGTAGATTATACTGCGGCCACAGCTCTAAAAGAAATTGGCATCAAGTACCATGTTCCTGCACCAAAAACAACTCCTATTCCTTGGTTCAACAAACATCAAGATACTCATAAGAAACAGACAGCACTACAGGAAAACGAAAGTACTAACTATGTTATCGGAGTCATGGGAGAAAATATTGACTACGATGCGTTACCGGCTATATAATAATCTATGTATAAAGCACAGTACAAAAAAAACAGCCCTTATGAAGCTTGGACCACTGTAGGAACCTATGGGTCTGAAGCGTCTGCAATCAGTTCTGCATTGTCGTATAAAGCTAAAGGCATGCTATTAGTTCGAGTTGTAGACAAAAAGGGTATGGTAGTATACTCAAGTTAAAAGGAAAAAAATGAGAGCGATCGTATGGAGCAAGTATCATTGTCCTTACTGTGATCAGGCCAAAGCACTGCTCACCCAAAGAGGAATTGAATTTGAAGAGCGTAAAATCGGAGATGGATATACCCGAGAAGATTTACTAGAAGCGGTACCCGCAGCAAGAACAGTACCACAGATCTTTTTAGATAATGAACTGATTGGTGGTTTTCAAGAATTAAAACAAAGGTTAAAAAATGTTGATTGATAAAGGAATTGCAGCCAACGAAGTAATCACTATCAGAACCACAGGTGGCGATGAAGTATTGGCTAAACTAATAGAAGAAACACAGGACAGCTATGTGATCAGTAAACCACTGCTGTTAGCTGCGAATCAAAAAGGTGTAGGTCTAGTACCTATGTTGTTCACAGTGAATCCTGATAAAGATATCAAAGTTATGAAATCGAGCATAATGGCAGTGGCCCCCACCGACATAGATTTTGCTAAACAATACACGCAGAGCACCACAGGGATAGCTCTATCATAATATGACGCTGTCTGTCAATACTTCTTTAATTCCGGGTGTCAACATCGTTACTGATTCAGTGACCGGGGGTATTGCCTTAGACTATTCTAGTTATTACGAAAGAATGGCGTTAGCTATCGAACGTATAAAAGAAAATACTGATCGAACAGCTAATTCTCTCGAACCCTCAGATTCAACTAAGCTAGCAGATAATCTAATAACACATCTAGAAATGATAGCTGAAGCTACCCAAATAATCAAAGCTCTAGCAGAAACGTCTGGAATCAAAACAGTCAACGATTATGATATCTTAAATTTCATAAGTACATTTAAGTTTTTAATCGAAAGCAAAGAATTATTAAAAGAAAACGAGTCGTTGACCGATAAAGAATCTGATAAAACCAACAAAAGGTTATTAGATTATATCAGAAGAATTAAAAATCTTCCCAAGGAGTAATCATGCCAGGAATTAGTAGAGTAGGAATAGACTCAGCAGGTGGTCGGATCGTTGGCGCTTTGGCTCCTACGGTTTTGGTCAACGGTGCACCAGTGACTGTGCTAGGAGCTCCAGTCTTACCACATGGTAAAGGTCCCCATGCCGGACCGGTGATGATTACTGCATCATCGACTGTGTCGGCTGGTGGAATTCCGATATGCAAAGCTGGTGATATCGCTAGCTGTGGACATGCAACTTCAGGCAGTGGAGACGTAAATGCAGGTTAAAAAAATATTGTGGACATCTTTGGGATTCCTTAGTCTAGGTATGGCTTATATAGGAGTAGTTACTCCTGGTATTCCCTACAGTCCTTTCGTGGTCTTTGCCGCATACTGTTTTTCAAAAGGTTCAGAACGAATGCACCGATGGATCTACAATCATAAAATATTCGGACCGTTCCTTACTAATTGGAATGAGAAACGTGTGTTTCCTCAAAAGATGAAATATTTCATGATAGCGATGATGTCATTGAGTCTAATCCTGATGTATACAGGCGGCGTGAAACTGGTTGGTGTTATTTCAACAGCCGTATTCATGATGTTGGTTGCAACCTGGGCTTGGAGATATCCTAGCACTGTCGCAGAATATGATCGACGAACCGCCTCGGGAGAAAAGATAGGTTGGTTTAAATGAACCATAGAGTACACGATCTTTTTTCTATCCCCTTATATCACAGTCGATTAAATCCGATCAATTCTTCTACATTAGAAAAACTTTTTAATTTAGAATGGGAAGATCCCGGCTATGATGATACTCCTCCGACGCATAAAGAAACTGCCGAAAGACATCTTTTAGATCGACCAGAGTTTGCCGAGCTCAGAAAAAACATACAATCTCATATAGATTTTTATGTCTATGAGGTGTTAGGAGTGACTAAAGATCAACAGTGGAAAATCACTACTTCGTGGGTCAATAAGTCTGCTCCGGGCAACTATCATACCAATCACTGGCATAGTAATAGCTTAGTCAGTGGTGTTGCCTATCTCAGTGCAGACGAAAAAACTGGAGCTATCTGTTTTAATAAAGATAGAGGTCATAAAAATCTCTGGGGTGATACTCTTAAAATAGATTTCGATAAACATACTGTTTATAATACAGAAGCGGTAGCCATACTTCCGATGATCGGCGATATACTTTTATTTCCATCTCTGCTAAATCATAGTGTACTAACTAATGAATCAACAAATGATCGGTATAGTCTGGCATTCAATGTATTTCCTAGAGGAACGATAGGTCCTGGAGGAAACAGCGAACTTACAGTATGAATCATTCTGTTATTCCTTTGTTTTCGATACCCCTGTTTAAATCAAATCTTGGAACATTAAATCCAATTACTAAAGCGTGGTTATCAAAATTAGAATTTCTACCTCAGAGAACAGGGCACGACGGTACCGATGAGGAACTACCTCTCAATCAACGCGGTATGCACATTCTTGATAAACCTCAGTTGAGCAATTTAAAAAAACAGATAAAAGAAACTATAGATTTTTTTGTACACGAGATACTGATGGTCGACGATCATATCACATTCGAAATACAGACGAGTTGGGTAAATCAAGTAGATTCTCAAAATACTGTTCCGTCCCACGGACATAATAACTCCATGATCAGCGGCGTTTACTATATCGAGACCAGCGTAGATTCTGCTCCGCTATTATTTGAAAAAAATTATCTTTATACTAATCTGTTTCATAGAACTGTGTTGCCCACCTTTAAAGAAAAAAATCACTTTAATACAGAAACTATGATAATATCTCCTATGCCAGGTGATATCTTTCTTTTTCCATCCCATCTAGAACATTCTGTTCCTGAGGGATTTGGCCCTGATCGCCTTAGTTTAGCATTTAATTGTTTTGCTCGGGGAGACTTTGGGTTAGGGACGGATAATCTAAAAATATGAATTTTACAGTAACACCGTTGTTTGCTATTCCGCTGTATCAAAGCCTTGTGGAAGCAATCGATCAACAAGACATAGATTTTATAAAATCTCTCTCTTATGAGCGTATGCCGGCCGACAACGGAGATTACACTGTTTCCAAAAATGTCTTAGACATACCGCAGCTCTGTGATCTAAAATCAAAAATACAGAAAAAAATTGATCATTTTGTCTATGAAATACTAGACTGCGATAAGACTGTGAAATTTGAAATCCAGAACAGTTGGGCTAATCGACATGCCAACACAGATTTCGCCGGATCTCATAGACACAGCAACAGTCTAATCAGCGGAGTGTTTTATCTCGATGTGGCGCCAGACACCGGAGCAATCATCTTTCAAAAGGACAAAAGCTACTATAATCTTTGGACTGATACTCTAGAAGTGGGGTTCGACTATCAAACACACGAAGATCAAAGTCGTTTGAATGTTTTCAATGCAGATGCTTGGGGAATATATCCTAAACAAAACGAAATGGTGTTGTTTCCTTCTCTGTTATATCATTCTGTTAGTGAAAATCTTTCTGATAAGATTCGGTACAGCCTGGCATTTAATGTATTTCCTAGAGGAAATCTAGGAGGAACTATCAATAGGATAAAAATATAACATGGCCAAAATAACTCTAGACGAACTAATAGATATCGCATTCGCACATGAAGAAGGTGATCCCATAGACTGGGGAGTATTTGTCAAAGGACAAGAACAGTCTATGCGTATGATCGCCGCCAGTATCCTTGAACAGTTTGATAAAGAAACGATCACTGATGCAGATCGACTGATTTTGCTAGCTACTATAACCAAATTAGTTACTGAAAACATGATTCTCCATTCGAGACTCTTGACAGAGAAGCAAAAAGATAGTTAAATAACTATATTGTTGTAATCCCTTCAAAACGAAGGCATGTTGGACCCGGGTTCGACCCCCGGCAGGTCCACCATAAGGAGATTAGTATGGATGACTTACAAAGATTTGCGTTAGGGTTCGCTTTCGTTGTTGTAATCTTCGCTCTAGTCCTTTTATGATGGGCCTGTATTGGTTTCGACAGCGTGAGATAGTCTAGACGGCAACACGAGAGACGACTGACGTTATCAGCGTAAATCCATAAATGCAAACGAAGATGCATTTGACTTCGCAGCAATGAGCTTCACTGGCAATTCTGTTGCCAATGACAGCAGATTTGCTCTAGCTGCCTAAGAAACAGCAGGTCCGGGGTAACTATACCTTGTAACCCAAAATAGTAGAAGGAGCTTTCGGGCTCCTTTCTTTTTGATATTGAAAAAACCTATTATCTTTATTAAAAAATATTTAGAAAAAATCTATTGATTTTGTATTTTAATAGGATATATAATATGCGTATGCAACACGATGTTGTAAAGTTTTCAACACACACAAGGAGAAGATATGAAAACAGTTGGTGATAAATTAGAACCGTTCGTAGTAACAGGTGTCCGTCCAGGACAACCAGAAGATGCTTTCTTTGACATTACAGAAAATTCATTTGAAGGCAAGTGGAAAGTGATCGTTTACTATCCAAAAGATTTTACATTTGTTTGTCCAACAGAAATTGTTGCCTATGACAAACTAGCCAGTGACTTTACCGACCGTGACGCAATATTGCTCACAGGCAGCACAGACAATGAGTTCTGTAAAGTTAGCTGGCAAAAATCACACAGTGATCTACAAAAGATTACTCACACACAATTTGCGGATACGCAGCGTGGCGAGAAGTCATTGATTGAACAACTGGGTGTATTTTATGCACCAGCAGGCGCAGCTCTACGTGCTACATTCATTGTTGATCCAAACAACGAAATCCAACACGTGACTGTCAACAATTTGAACGTAGGTCGCTCACCAGAAGAAACACTTCGTGTACTGGATGCGTTACAAACTGGCGAACTATGTGCCTGTAACCGCACTGTTGGTGGCGAGACACTATAATGTTAGAATGCTTGATAGTAGGTGATAGTATTGCTGTTGGTACCGCGACAGCAAGACCAGAATGTGTAGCCTATGCCAAAGGCGGAATCAACAGTTATCAGTGGTTAAACAAAAACATTGATAAGACTCCGCTCATAGCAAAAACAGTTATTATCAGTTTAGGATCAAACGATCACAAATATGTAAAAACTGAAAGCGAGCTACGGGCTATTCGAGATCTTACCAAAGCAGATCGAGTCTATTGGATTTTACCTGCTATCAAGCCCGACATTCAAGATATTGTACGGAATGTTGCCGCTCAGTATGGAGACACTGTCTTGCCGATTACTAGGCTTCAAAAAGACGGCGTCCATCCTAGCTGGGCTGGTTATAAAGAATTAGGAGAGAAAACAAAATGAGTTTTATCGAATCAGTAAAAGGCGCACTGCCAGACTATGCAAAAGATACTAAATTAAATTTGGATGCTGTACTTCTGCGCAGTACACTTGACGCAGACGTTGCTATAGGTTGTGCCGTGGCTGCATTGGCCGCAACTGGTAACGGAAAGGTACTTGCTGTCATGTTAGCAGATAATCCTGTACACGCAGAGTCGGCAATGACAGCTGCAAGTATTATGGCACAGAACAATGTTTGGTATCCATATGTTGAAATGGCTAACGATTCTAATCTATCAGGTCTGCCAGCACAACTACGTATGAATGCCATTACTAACCATGGTGGTACTACCAAGGCAAATTTTGAAGCATTTAGTTTGGCAGCAAGCATTGTTGGAAAATGTCACTTCTGCGTAAAAGCACACTATGACACGCTCAAACAAGAAGGATACATGGTTGAACAACTTCGTGATATCGGCAGAATAGCCGCAGTAATGAATTCGGTCGCTAAAGTTTTAAACAGTTGAAATTTTTCTAGGACGGAACATCGATTATAAGTATATGATGATCACAGAAATTATTATAAAAGACGTTCCTGTCCGTTTTCACCCTGTAGAAGCTCCGACCACTATGATCGCTGATATTCCCAGTATTTCACAGCCTGATAAACTATATTTCAGAGTATGCAACGGACCGTACCTTTGGCCCGAAATCAAAGAAGATCAATTAGTGTGGCAAATAGCCCAGCACGAACGACGACTTTGGCAAAGCGGAGAATCTGTGGTATTCGGACACTGGACTGATTCTACATTAGAGATCGATCTGTCGATTGAGCAACGAACTTCCATCCAAAAATATTTCTTCTAGTTGACAATTCACTTTAATGAATTTATAATAGTCTTTAGTTAGGAGACTATCTATGTCAATGCATCTCGAAGGACCGTGGCTATCTACCACTGGCAAGAAAAAAGGCAAGAAGAAATTTGCCAGCGCCGAACACGCAAGAAAAGCCAGAGAATTAGACGAGTCGTGGAAAGACCTACAGAAACGCTGGGGTGTTGAATTAGAAGAAAAGAAACGTCGTCGCGCCTTGGCCGGTGATACGTGGACTCCTGAACCAAAAAGTTACAGAGGCAGTGACGAACCAAAGATTCCTAGTTTACCATTCACTGGTGGTCCTTGTACAAAAGGCCCCGAAAAGGTCTACACCGGTACTAAGATTAAAGGCATTGGTACTATGCATAAATCAAATGCAGTACCGATTTTTTCGGACGAAGAGGCACAGGATATTGCCAAAATGAGGCGATAATCTTCGGTTTTCGTGCTATAATAGGGAAAGTATGCTATATATAACTACGTTTCGCAAAGAAACTGAGATAGTAGATCCGAAGTATGTCACAAGCTGAAAAGGATCCGCGGTCTTGGCCAATGAGAAACCCGTGAGATTCGGGCGGTCAAGTTCGCCAAAGGTAACAGAAGGTTATGAGACTCTGTTGCTGATGGAGACAAACTACACGAACCCAGGGTTCTTTCTAGAGCCTCGTGAAGTTTACTCCCTGTAATGTAATGTAGTTGAATATCACTACACCAAATGAAAGGAGGACTTATGGAAAAGTCGTTTAAATTCGTATCCTATTTTATAGGACTAGTTGTTGTGGCTATGTTAGTACAGAATATAACTGCTACTAAATTTCGTACACTAAAAGAAAAAACTGGTTATTTCAGTCAAGACATCGTGTCTATCCAGACACGTGAAAAACAGTTAGATTGTCTTGCGATCAACATTTATCGAGAAGCAGGTTATGAGCCATTCGAAGGTAAGGTTGCGGTTGCACAAGTTACAATGAATCGTGTAACAGCCGGCAAGTTCGGCAGTGATGTCTGTGGAGTTGTATATCAACGTAACGTGTTTATGGAAAAAGTCGTTTGCCAATTCTCATGGGCCTGCGATCAAGTACACAGAAACAAACCAATCGGCAAGGAGGCCTACAATGAAAGTTATGCAGTTGCGAAAAAGGTTCTTTTGGAAGGATTCCGCTTGGATGTTCTCAAAGATGCTCTCTATTATCATGCCACCTATGTCAACCCAAGATGGCCGCATGAAAAGATTGGACAAATAGGACAACATATTTTTTATAAAGAGAAAGGTACAAGATATGCTAAACTTTAAAATACCGGTTGAATTTGATCTAGAAAAACTCAAGACATTTGTCAAAGAAAAGTTCAGCACTATCTCAGCTGAAACTGTAGGGTGGCTAGCAGTAATAGTTTTACATGCCTCGACAATTCCTAGTCTTCTAGCGGTAATGGCTGGTCTAACTGATCGATTGCCAGGAGTAGATCTAGTACTGCTAGTTTGGACTGGACTTACTCTCCTATTTGTTAGAGCTGCTATCCAAAAAGACATGCTGAATATTGTGACTATCGGTCTAGGATTCATAATTCAGGCTGTAATGATGTCTCTGATATTTTTCAAATAATGAAGTTTCATATCATTGACGGTCTGCTAGAGAATGATCTAGCAGATCATCTAGAAGGTTTTTTTCTAGGAGACTCAGTAAATTGGAATTACAATCCTTTTACCACAAGGATTGGTAGATTATACGGAAACTTAGATTACCCAAATATAATCGAAACACATCAATTTACTCATAGTCTAGTCAAAGATGATCAAAATGTCAGTGCGAACCCAGAAATTACCGGATTGACAAAATCGATAATAACTGCTGTCCAAAATCAAACTGATTTTCAATTTCAGTCGGTTCATAGATTGAAAGCCAATATGTTGATGCAAGGCGATTACAATATTGAACAGCATCATCCTCCGCATTACGATACTGTAAGTCCAAATCATTGGAGTATGGTGTACTATGTCAATCGATCGGACGGTCCTACTAGATTATTTGATAAATCGACAGAAAAAGATTTTGAATCTGCCGAAGATACAAATGATTTCTATTTTGGAATGGAATGCATAGAAAAGATAGAACCAAGAAAAAACAGAGCTGTTATTTTTCCTTCTAATCTTTTACACGCCAGCGCCTGCCCAATCCAATTTAAACGCAGAGTAGTTTTAAACTTTGTTTTGAAATCTAAAGGTTGACTTTCTATATCAGTGGTGCTACAATTATAAATGTAGTAATTCTTAAACAGAAAGGCAAATTATGAAAAAGGCAATTTTGGTAGGCTTGATGGCAGCGGCTATTACTGGCTGCTCTTCAATGAAAGAAATCGATAACCGCAAGACCTATGCTCAACCTAGTTGGTATCAGAGTTGCGCTCAGTCAGGAACTGAAGGTTTCTTTTGGTGGAGCAAAGAAATGGCTTATGCTTGCGGTGCAGGTGAATCAATTCATGCACAGGCCGCAGAAGAACAGATGTATGCCATTGCGATGAATAACTTCGCTAAACGCATCAACAGTCAAGTCAACAGCGAAACCAGCATCGAGTTCGTCAATGACAAGAAATCTACCCGTACAAAGATTTCCTATTTGGTCAAAGATACCGTTATTCGAGAGCATGTACAGAGAGAAGTTGGTCATTTCACAATGGGTGATCGTCACTACACGTTCGTTCGATTAAAGATGCCAAAGGCAACGTTCGATCAGCTGATCGCCGAATCTAAACAAGCTAAGGCTCAATAATGAAAATTCTGGCCCTAGTGGCCGCGGCCTTATTGGTGGGCTGTAGTTCGACACCTAAGGTCTCGGCCAAAAAACCCCAGTACTGTCATACCAGTCAGACAATAACGACCGAAAATAAAGAAAAGGTCAATAGTCAGACTGTAGTAGAATGCACAGACGATCAGATCAAAAGACTAACTGCTACCAGGGTAGGGTTTTCGGCCTCCTGCGGCGAATTCACTTATTGGATGCAAATCGGAGGAAACAATGTCCAACGTAAAGGTATCAGCTGTCAAAGGCCTGATGGTAGTTGGGAAATTGTTGATGTTGTTGGCCGCTAGTCCAGCAGCCGCAGATGTCAACAATCCTAGATTTTTTGATTATCGTTCCGGATCTTTCGGCACCGAGATTTTAAATCTTACCTTTGGTTGGTTTAAAACTTTAGATGCCGATCAAAAATCAGCCTATGGACAGGCTCTAACACATGCTATCATGTTTGCAGAAAATGGTCAGAAGGTAGAGTGGTATCGAAATAATGCAAGTGGCATAGTCATGCCTGCTATGACTTGGCCTACCGGATCAGGCTACTGCCGGAGAATACACATACAGGCCGTGGCTCACAATACTGAAAGAACCATGGCTAGATCTGTGTGTTTTTCAAATGCTAGCGGAGAATGGCACTGGGTTAGAGAATAAATATTTACTCAATGAAAATACATACAAGCGATAAACTCATAGCCTGGCTGACATTATTCAGCGGATTGTCGGTATCTGCTGTAGCCATTTATTATAGCGTCGCAGGTCTAACTGCTATATTTGCTGCCGCAGTAATTCCCATTATCGTAATGGGGGTGGTCTTAGAAATCAGCAAGTTGGCTGCAACTGTCTGGCTTAAACAAAATTGGACCAGAGCTCCTAACTTTATCAGAGGCTACCTATTATTGGCCATCGCCATTTTGATGTTGATTACATCTATGGGTATTTTTGGTTATCTATCAAAAGCTCACAGTGATCAAAGTCTAGTCAGTGGTGACGTGCAGAGTAAGATCGCCATCTACGACGAAAAGATTAAAATTGCAAAGGATAATATAGATGCTAATCGTAAAGCACTCAGACAGATGGATGAAGCTGTGGATCAAGTCATGGGTCGCAGTAACGATGAAAAAGGTGCCGACAAAGCTGTACAAATCCGGCGGAGCCAACTCAAAGAACGTGCTCGTTTACAAGCAGAAATCCAAGCCGAACAGAAAACAATTAGTAACCTTACTGAAGAACGGGCGCCTATCGCGGCTGAAGTCCGAAAGGTAGAAGCAGAAGTAGGTCCAGTCAAGTATATTGCGGCATTTATCTACGGTGATAACCCAGATGCTAACATATTAGAAAAAGCAGTCACTTGGGTGATCATTATTATTGTTATAGTATTCGATCCCTTAGCTGTTATTCTGCTATTGGCTAGCCAATATTCATTCCAATGTTTCCGGAAACAACAAGAAATCACGGAGGGTGACAGCCCTACAAGTAATGAGTCCGTTGACTCACCTACTGTCACAACTGATGATATTCCGCAAGAAGAAAAAGCAGACTCACCGAATCTCGCAGCCGGAGCTTTTTGGCCGTTCCCTAGAATATGGCACAAAGATACTGATCCGAATGTTTTTGAAGCTATCAAGCACAACGAAAAAGTTCAAGAGGCACCATACCACCCTGGCTATGAAGATGTCACTGTCAAAGACGATGCTGGCATGGACGAATCTGAAATCGAAAACAAAGATTTAGAATCGAAATTGATCGATGAAGCTAATACTAAACTTTCTGAAATTGAAAAAGAAGTCGATGTGGACCTTGTTCTAGACAGTGTTGACGATTCGGACGAATTTCTAATCGATAACGCAGTAGGGTCAGAAAAAGACGCTATGAAGCAATGGAAACATGACAATCCCGAAAGCAGTTTGAAACATCAAAGACGTCTTTTTGAAAAAGGAATTATCAAAGAACTACCTTGGGAAAAATATCTTAAACCCGAGGCAGATTTTGACGATAACGAAGCCGCAGCCGAAGCAGCAAAATGGGCCATGGAACAGATAGAAAAACAGAAGTCTAAAAACAGTGATGAACGTCCCGGAGATTATCTATCTGAATCTGAAGAAATCAAAAAAAAAGACAGTGACATGGTTGGAGAGACAGGGTCAAACGCAGGTCAAAAAAACACTTTGATTCCTGGTTATGTTCAAAATGCCGAACAAACAGAATCTACTCTCTGGCAGAGAGTACATAAGAGCAAAGGCGATCAATGACCGCTGAAGTACTGTTAGTGACCAACCCAGATGATGTACTCTGCGACGGTTATCGAATACTGGCAGTAGATCTAAATCTCGATCAGAGTAAAATACTTTCAGACTCGTTATTATCTTCATCCTGTAAAGAAAAAATAATTTTGTATTCATGGAACAGCAGAGATAATTTAGAATGGTTAATCGATAAAAAGCACAAATCTCATCTAGTAATTTTTAATGCCGAAAGCGAGAACCAAACACTAGTAGGATATCTATCAGCCCAAAAAAACAGTCATTATTTTGGAACATTAAAAACTTTGGGACAGATCTGTAAAAATGATATATACTCTTACGACGGATGTTTTAATTTATTAAAAACATATTTTGAAAAAACATGAATAAAAAATCTAACTTTTTTGGTAATGCAGTAGAAGTAAAAGAATACGAGAATATCAACCAAGCCCTCAGACGATTCAAGAAAAAAATTGAAGAGAGCGGAATTCTCGAGGACGTAAAGAAGAAAGAGTTTTACGAAAAACCTACCAGTGTTAGAAAACGTAAAAAATCTTCTGCTAAAGCTCGTTGGCGAAAAAAACTAAGAGATCAACAACTTCCACAAAAATTGTATTGACAATCACTAAGAAAGGTGGTATAATATGATCATGCTTACAGACATCATGATCGATATGGAGACTTTGGACGTTCTCCCCTCAGCAACAGTCCTATCAATTGGTGCAGTCAAATTTGATCCGTTCGGGGACGATGTTAAAGATCCCAGATGTGAAAAATTCTATGTAAGAGTAGACATTGATAGCTGCGATCGATTAGGCTGCACAGTCAGCCAGGATACTTTAGAATGGTGGGCAAAACAAGACCCTGCTGCTCAGGCAGAAGCTTTCAACCCAGAAAACAGGATTGACATAGTTGACGCTA